TCAGTTGGTAGAGCTACGGACTTTTAATCCGCAGGTCGTAGGTTCGAGCCCTACTGGGGGCACGTGCTGACCCCCACCGGGACCTCCCCGGTGGGGGTCATTCGTTTTCAGGGGACCACCCCAGGTCAGCCAGTCGAGGTCATAGCCGAACTCGCTCGCGATCGTGCGCAGAACGTCGAGCAGGCCGGCGGTGTTGCGGCCCTCTTCCATGCCCTGCCAGACGCGCGGCGTCACGCCGCAGCGGAAGGCGGCCTGACGCTGCGAGACGCCCTGCTCGGCCCTGATCATCACGAGCCTGAGCGGTAGGGAATCGACGGGAGTGCGTCCGCTGCTGCTGTGGTTCTCGGCTGATGTCATGCGGCACATGATGTCACGCACTGCGCCATCGCGCAACAGTTTGTTACGCCATGCGCTGCACTGATGTCCAAAATGATGCAGTTCTACCGCCGTGTCCAATTGACGCACTTCATGTTGCAATGCAACATCTATCGCATGGCAACCGCAATGCGAGAACTCCTGGAGCATCGGCTCCCCGCAGGCCGGTCGCTTGCTTCCTACGTCACAACCTGCCGCAGGCAAGGGCTGGGATGGCGCCGAATCGCCGACCAGGTCCACACGGACACGGGCGTCGCCGTCAGCCACGCCACCTTGCGCCGCTGGTTCCCCGAGAAGAAGCAGCCGCCCGCCGCCTGATCACCCCACGAGAAGGCCCGCCAGGTCTTGCACACCTGACGGGCCGCGATCCCCACGAAAGGAACCTCGATGCCGCAGTCTACGACTCCGCCCGATCCGACGTCACGGAGCACAACCGTCGAGCTCACCGTCGACGGCATCCCGTTCACCATCACGCTGTATCGCACCGCGACCTACGGCCAGGCCCGCGTCCAGGCCGGCGCGGTCGTCCACGTCTTTGGGGGCTTGAGCCTCTCCCTCGCACCGGGGGCAGGTCTATGAGCGCCTACCCGTTCGACGGCGACCTCGACGCCATCCTCGAGAACGTCCCCGCGCCGGCCAAGGCCCGCACTCTCGTCGACCACTACAGCTCGATCGCTGACCGCTTCGTCGGCGAGTTCACCACCGGCCTGATCAACGGCCTGAACTGATTCCGCGGCACTCGCCGCACACCCACATCACTTCCCGCGAGACGCGCTGCTGCGTCGTCGCGCGATACCTCACACCCTTTTGGAGCCAGACATGACGATCTCCGAGCTCTACGCCCGACTGAACATCGACCTACCCGAGCGCGGCCGGCGGAAGCACCGCGACGGCGTGCCGGTCATCGTCGTCATCAAGAAGTCGACGGCGGTGTGGGCATGACGAACGAAACCCTCGCCGAGATCAACCGAGAGTCTCGCGATCGCCTCGCGGACAAGGCAAAGGACCGCATCGCCCAGCTCGCCGACATGGTCGCCGGCAAGCCCGAGGCTGCACACCTCATCGGGTCGCTGCGCACCATCGTCGAGCTGTTGCGCCACACCAACTCCGACGACGTACCGATCGACCTGCGAGGCCTGGCCACCCGCTTCGACCTCCACGCCGTCGAGCTCGCGGAGGCCGACGACTACGAGGGCGCGAAGCTCGTGGTCGAGTGCGCCGAGGCGTTCGCTCGTCGGCAGGAGCAGATCGACGCGACCGCGTTTCGCGAGCCTGCAGTAGATCGGGGGTCGCTCGGATGAAAATCACCGCTCTCATTGCCGCAGTAGGACTCTCGGCCGGAATCGCCGTCATGGACGCCGTCGCGATCATCCACGGATCCGGGTCCTGGTGGATCCTCATCGCCGCGTGCTTCACCTTTTCTGCGTCGTTCGCGACGCTCTGGGGCGAGGTGGTGGACCGGTGAGCGCCGCTGATGCCGACGAGGCGCTCGACGCCCTCCTCGACGCCCTGCCTCAGATTGATGGATTCGAGCCGTGGCGCGAAGTCGGCCCAGATGAGTGGTTCGCCGCCCGCGCGACCCACCTAACGGCCGTCCTTGAAATCGTCCCGCCCAACAGCGAATCCACAGCCGCCCACCTCATCGCTCGACCCGACAATCCCCGGCCCGAGTTCGACGACGGCGCCGCCGCGGACCGCTCGCACGACGCGGTCGTCGACCGACAGATAGGAGTGCTCTGATGCAGTGCTCGAACCCTGGATGCACGAAGCGCGCCACGCGTCGCGAGCGATGCACCTCCCACTACGAAGCGTGGCGCACCCGACAGCACTTGTACGGCCGATTCGAGTCGAAGTTCGTCGACGCCGACCCCATCCGCAGGCATGTCGAGAAGCTACGCGCCGCCGGAGTTGGCGCTCGCCGCATCGCCGAACTCGCCGGCGTCAGCAGGCGCACGATCTCCGAGCTACGGCACGCCCGCCCCGGACGGCCCGGACCGTCGAGCCAGGTCCTGCGTACGACCGCCGAGAAGCTGCTCGCGGTGCCGCTGCCCGACGCCATGGTTCGCGTCTTGGCACCGGAGCAGCGGATCGACTCCGTCGGCACCGTGCGGAGGCTGCGCGCGCTGGTCGCAGCGGGCTACACGCAGGACTATCTCGCGGGCCGGATCGGCCTCACGGCGAGCAACTTCGCCTCGCTGCTGAGGTCGTCCAGATGCACGGCGCGTCGGCACCGCGACGTCGTTTCGCTCTTCGTGGAGCTCGAACACACACGCGGCCCGAGCGACCTTGCGCGGCGCCGTGCCGAGCGCCTCGGCTGGGCCCTGCCGTTCGAGTGGGACGAAGACGCCCTCGACGACCCGGCCGCCGAGCCGATCGCCGACGCACGACGTGGCCGACCGCGCAGCGCGGAAGAGCTCGAGCGCGACCGCCAGGAGGCCCGCGAGCTCGCAGCAGCAGGGAAGGGCACGGCAGCGATCGCGCACGAGTTCGGCGTCTCGACCCGCACGGTCGAGCGATACCTCGCGGCGGCGTCATGACGTCCCCGAGCCCGGCTCCGGGCAGTGCACTCAACCCGAAGCCCCGGCGCGTGCTCGTCTCGTGGGAGCGCGGCGACGGCGGACCGGTCATCTCGGCGGCCGGCGAACTCGCGATCGCGCCCGGCTCCGGCATCTACCCGCGTAACGGCTATCTCGACCTGAAAGCCGAATGGCCTGAACGGCGGCGTATCTCGATCCTCAACCGCCGCGTCGTCGAGGTCGTCAACCTCGGCCGGGACGAGGACCCGGAGGCCGTAGCCAAGGAGCTCGCGAGCCGAGGGGACATCCGATGGCCATGAGTCTGCACAAGGCGCTCGGACACATCGGCCGAGGCGTGCTCTACACCAGCCCGGCGAGCCGCAAGGTCACCGATTCCGGCGTGATCGTCGGTGTTGACGACCGCTGGATCTACGTCCTCTATCCCGGCTCGGGCAAGCCGATCAAGACCCACCCCGACAACCTGACTCTCGCGAGGAGAACGCATTGAGCAACGTCGTTGACCAAGAAGGCGTTTACGACGGCATCCCGGACCACGTCTACCACTCCGACAAGGGCTCGCTGTCGTCGTCGGGTGCCCGGACCCTGCTGAACAAGACGCCGGCCAAGTTCCGGCACGAGCAGGACCACCCGCGGGGGTCGACGGACTACTTCGACCTAGGCCACGCCGCGCACGCGCTCGTCCTCGGCTACGGCGCACCGATCGCGGAGATTGAGGCGAACGACTGGCGGACGAAGAAGGCGCAGGAGGCTCGCGACGAGGCCCGGGCCGAGGGTAAGACGCCACTGCTGACCGCCGACGTGCAGCGCGTGCACGCGATGGCCGAGAAGCTGCGTGAGCACCCGCTCGCCGACGTCCTGTTCAGCGAGGGCGTCCCCGAGCGCTCGATGTACTGGCGTGATCCGGAGACCGGCGTCTGGCTGCGCTCGCGGCCCGACTGGCTGCCGGATCGGCCTGGGCGGCTGCTGGTGACCGACTACAAGACAGCCAGCACCGCGGATCCGCGGAAGTTCGAGAAGTCCGCACTGGACTACGGCTACCACCAGCAACACGCCTGGTACGTCGACGGCATCACCGCGCTCGGCGTCGACGAGGATCCCGCATTCCTGTTCGTCGTCCAGGAGAAGGAACCGCCCTACCTCGTGTCGGTGTGCCAGCTCGACGAGGACGCCGTCGAACTCGGCCGGCGCCGGAACCGCGAGGCGATCGACCTCTACGCGCAGTGCCTCGCGTCCGACTCGTGGCCGGGATTCGGCTACGAGGTCCACCAAATCTCTCTGCCCGCCTGGGCTTTCAACTGAGAACGAAAGGGAACTGATGTCGAACCAGAAGTACCAGCCCGTCTCCACCCGGGGCCGCCAGGTCGCTCGCCGCGACGAGAAGCCTTCGCTCGCAACTCTCATCAACCAGATGAAGCCTGAGCTGCAGCGCGCGCTGCCGAAGCACATGGACCCCGACCGCATGGCCCGAATCGCGCTGACGGTGCTGCGGCAGACGCCGAAGCTGAACGAGTGCAAGCCCGAGAGCTTCCTCGGCGCGCTGATGACCGCCGCGCAGGTCGGACTCGAGCCCGGCCCGCTCGGCGAGGCGTACCTCGTCCCGTACGGCCGCGAGGTGACGTTCGTCCCCGGGTACCGCGGCCTCGTGAAGCTCGCGTGGCAGTCCGGACAGCTCGAATCCATTGCCGCGCACGTCGTCTACGCGGGCGACGAGTTCGACTACTCGTACGGTCTCACTCCGACGCTCGTGCACAAGCCGGCACTGCGGGACCGCGGCGACGTCATCGCGGCCTACGCCGTCGCGACGTTCAAGCACGGCGGCAACGCCTTCGAGATCATGTCCCGCGAGGACATCGAGGCGATCCGGAAACGGTCGAAGGCCAGCGGCAGCGGGCCGTGGGTCACCGACTGGAACGAGATGGCGCGCAAGACCGTGATGAAGCGGCTTTCGAAGTGGCTGCCGCTCTCGCCCGAGTTCGCGAACGCCGTTCAGCGCGACGGCACCGTGCGGACCGAGATCGGCGTGCAGCTCGACGACGTGAAGCCGGATTGGATCGAGGGCGACGTCGAGCCGGATCCGTCGCGGGTGACGGTGGACGAGATTGTGGGTCAGTCCACCGAAACTAGTCCAGAGCCGGAATCCGAGCAGGTCACAGGCGGTGACGATGAGGCCGACGCCGTGGTCGAGCCCGCGCCCGTCAAGGCGAGCGCGGCTCAGCTGAAGAAGATCCGCACCCTCCTCGTGGCGTGGAAGTACACGACGGCCGCGGCTCGACTCGAGTACCTGCAGTCGCAGTTCGGCGACGAGCTGAAGGACGAGCGCGACCTTACATCCGAGGTCGCGGACCAGTTCATCGCATGGCTCGAGCAGGAGCAGGCCGCCGACGCCGCGAAGGCCGAGGCCGAGGCCCCGACGGAGGCACCGGCCGAGGGGAGTGACGCCTGATGACCGGTCCCGAACACTTCGCCGAAGCGCAACGCCTGCTCGAATTCCAGGCCGCGATCGTTCGCGACTCCGACGAACGCAGCACGGAGGTCGCGCTACTCCTCGCCGAGGCGCAGGTGCACGCCACGCTCGCGCTGACCGCGCTCTCCGCATCCGACCGCTACATCGGCAACGCGGGCCAGGGCGACGAGTGGACGCGGGTACTCAACCCGCCCGCGCCCGACGCCGAGCCCGCCTCCGAGTAACCCACACCACCAGAAGGGAATCCACACATGTCACAGCCCCTCATCGAAGAAGGCCGCTTCCGTTTCGGTGGCCTGAGCGCCGAGTCGTTCGACCTCCTCGACACTGGCGAACAGGTCACCCTGACCATCCGCGCTCGTGTGAAGAAGGTGATCAAGGAGGAGCAGGCCAACGAGGGTGATCGCCACGTGATGGTGCTCGGCGTCGAGAAGGTGCTGCGCGGCGTCGATAAGACGATCAACGACGAGGAGCAGCCTGAGCCGAGCCTCTTCGACAGCGAGCCGGCCGACGAGCCGAACGAGCCCGAGGACGAGGGCGAGCCGGATCCCGAGGAGTCCAACGGCGAGGGCGCGTCGGTCTCAAGCATCGGCACCGGCTTCACGGGCGGTCCGACGTTCAGCGCGGGCGGCGACGAATGAGCCACGCCATCGAGATGACCAAGCAGATCGTGATCGACCGGGACGGCCTCACGATTGGCGGGGACCGGGTTCCCGGCTACCTCGCAGGCGCGCCGGTCACCGTGCGGGAGTCCGAAGAGCTCCCCGGCTTCACCGAGGTCACGGTCACGTTCCTGACGTCGAGCTACCCGATCAGCGCGCCCGGGATGGTTGACGAGCCGATCAACACGCGGGTCATCCGGCCCGCGACCCCGGGCGACGACTGATGCGCGCCCAACTCTCCGCAGTCACCCTCGCCGTCGCCCTCACGGCGGCGGGGGTGGCCGCGGCCATCGCACTCGCGGCCGGCGAGATCGTCGGCCGCCTGGATCCGAGGAGGCGGCAGTGAGCGACACCTGCGAGCACTGCAAGAGGCCCATCTACATGATGTGGCGCCCGCGCACCGGCGAGAAGCTCGTGCACCGCGGCACGCACGTCGTCGAGTGCGCCACCGGTGAGACCACCGCGACACCGAGGAGGACCGATGTACCTGGAGCATGAGAACCACACGATCGAGATCGACGAGACGACAAAGGTCGTCACCGTCACCGCCCCGTCGATGACCGTGTCGATCAGCGCGGCCGGTGGTCAGATCGTCGTCCAGTCGGCCGCCGAGCTCGAGAGCTCCCGCGGTCGGTCCAGCGATCCGCACAATCGGTACGAGACCGTCCTGGATGTGATCCAGTGATCACCGTTCTCTCGTGCCGAGGTATCGGCGAGCCTATGCAGGGCAACATGTGCAGCGCGGTGACGCGCCGCCTCGACCCGACGCGCTTCCGCGTGATCGAGGTCCCGTGGTCCGCGTCGTACGGCCCGGTGCCGCTGCCGCTCGGGCCCGCGTTCGATGAGTCGCTGCGCACCGGCCGCGAGCTGCTGCTGCGGATGATTGATGAGGACCCGAATCCCGTCCTACTGCTGGGCTACTCGGGCGGCGCGGCGCTCGCCGGCAACGTCGCCGCCGAGGTTGCCGAGGGGAAGCACCCAGACCTCGAGGTCGTCGGATGCGGCCTGATCAGTGACCCGTTCATGCCGGAGTACGCCTCGCCTGTTCGGTGGCAGTGGGGTATTGCCGGCAGCCGCCCCATCGGTAACGCGGTCCCGACCTTCTGGGCCGCCGACCCTGCCGACGCGATCTGCTGCTGCCCGGTGAACAGCCCGCTGCGCACGATCGCGGACCAGACTCGCGCGTTCAGCGTCTCGAACGTGCTCGGCTGGGGAGTCGATATCGTCGGCCGGCTGAAGCGGCAGGAGTGGCAGCAGGTCGCGATCAACTGGGCCGACCGTGAGCATGTCCGTGCGACGTACGCGAAGGCCTTCCACGACCTGGACGGCTACCTACGCCGCGGTGACCACACCAGCTACGCGCTCCGCACGATGCCCGGTGGTGGCCAGACCCACACCGATCGGCTCGCTGACCGGATCGGGAGGCTCGCATGAGCGAACAGTCCGACCGCGCCATCGCGTCGACCGTGCTCGAGATCGACGAGCTCCGGGCCGAGAACGCGCGGATGAGGGAGGCGATCGAGCGGGTGCGTGAGTACCTCGAGCGAGTCATCGCGACGTCGGGCGCTGACGCTCTCGACCGATTCCAGGGGAGCCCCGGCGGTGAGCAGGTCGCCGCCGCGTTCAACACGACATCCGTGCTCGCGGAAAGGGCGCTCGAGATCCTGGGCGGTGGTCACTGATGGCGCGCACGTACCCCGCGAAGCGGTCGCGGGTCGCGACCGACGAGGACGTATGGGCAGAGGACCGAGTGACCGCGGTCCAGCACGACGTTCCTTGCATCGTCTGCCGCGAGCCGATCGAGGAGGGGCAGCGCATCGTCGACGGAGACCCGGCCGACGCGCCGTTCTCGCACCTGTACGTCCACCCGGGCGCGCTCGTGCACGCGCGCTGCGCTGACGCGGGGGAGGCGCTGCCGTGACGATCACGCTCGCCAACGCCATCACCCGCGTTGCCTACTGGGCGATCGCGAATCGCGACCAGCTGCCGGTCGACGTTCGCGAGGCTGTCGCGACGCTCGCCGAGGCCGCGGTGAAGAAGCTGCTCGCCGGTCCGCGGTCCGACGAGATCGCGCTACTGCGGGGCAGCGAATGACCGAGACCAACACGGCCCGCGTCCCGGTTTCCGCCGAGATCGCCCGCGCCACCAACCCGCACCGGCCGCCCGAGCGTCGCTGCCGCGAGTGCGGCGAGCGTCCGCCCGCCGGGATGGTCCGGTGCGCGGGCTGCCGAACAACAACCGGAGGAGTGAAGAACGATGCCTCGTGACCACGGGCGCATCCTGTCGAGGATCTGGCAGGACAAGGATTTCCGGGCCCGCAGCCCGGAGGCCCAGCGTCTCTATCTGCTGCTGCTGTCGCAGCCGAACGTCGACAACGCGGGCGTCCAGCCGCTGATGCTCGGGAAGTGGGCGAAGGGATGCGCGTCGACGACGACGGCTGACGTCCAGGCCGCGCTCGCCGAGCTCGAGGCGCACCGCTACACCGTCACTGACGAGGACACCGAGGAGACCCTCGTGCGGTCGTACATGCGCAACGACGGCGTCGCCAAGCACCCGAACACGTTCAAGAACGCGCTGCGGTGCGCCGAGGCGATCGAGAGCCCGAAGCTGCGTCGCGTGATGGTCGAGGAGCTACGTCGGTTCAAGCGCAAGGACGCCGACGAGGTGGCCGATCGGATGGTCGATTCGCTGCCCGATTTCGATGCCGTCGCAATGGGTTCCGAATCCCATCCCGATGGGATCGCGAACCCATCCGAATCCCATCCCGATGGGATGATCCCATCCGAATGCCATCCCGATGCCATCGCGATCCTTGCGGGGCAGGGGCAGGGGCAGGGGGAAACGTCACCTACTGCAAATGGAGATTTGGGGGGGTCGCGCACGGCCGCGCACGCGTATGCGCTCGCGCGCGAGGCCGCAACCCCGCCAAACCCCCACTGCGCCAGACACCCCGAGGGCACCACGGCGCCGTGCCGCGCCTGCGGCGACGCCCGGGCCGCGCGAGAGCGCTGGGATGCGGCCGCCGTCCGCCGCCAGGCCGAGGCGCAGTCCGCCGAGGCTCGCCAGCGCGCCGAGCTCCGCCGTGCCGCCGTCGAGGCCTGCGAGCACTGCGACGACGACGGCCGGCGCACCGACGCCCCGGGCCTCGTCTGCGACCACACCGCCGACCAGGCAGACCGCACCAGGCGCGGAATCGCCGCCGCGCGTGCAGCACTCAACCCGAAGGGGGTACCCTCCGATGCGTGACCTTCAAGACCTGATCGACCACGACGCCGCGCTGACGGTCTCGTGCCGCGACTGCGGAGCCGCCGAGGGCGACCCGTGCACCGCGCCGGACCGCTACGGCAACCCCCACCCGCTGAAGCACTTCCCGGCCCACCTGAAGCGCGTCAAGCGTGCAGCGCGGATCGAGCGGCTGAAGGCCTTCGACGCCGAGCGTGAGGCCGAGCGAGCGGGGGCCGGCCAGTGACCACCGTCGTCGGACTGGATCCGAGCCTCACGGCCGCCGGAATCGCCGTCATCAAGCCTCCGCAGCACTCGGACACCCCGAACCGCCCCCGGCTCGTCTGCGTGGGAGCCAGCGGCCAGAACGGCGACTCTCTGCCCACGCGGAGCATCCGAGTCGCAGACCAGGCCGAGCGGATCCTGCGCGTGATGCCTCCGAGCGTGCGTCTCGTGGTCATCGAGGCCCTGCCGCCGAAGCCGCCACTGAACACGAAGCTGTACCAGGAGCGCGCCGCGCTCGTGCTCCGCGTCGTCGAGTTCCTCGCCCGCCGCCGCATCCCGGTCGCCGACGTCAGCGCAACCACGCTGAAGCTCTGGGCGACGGGCAACGGCCGAGCCGAGAAGGCCGAGGTGATCGACGCGATGCAGTCGCTCTGGCCGCACGCGCGAATCGGGGACAACGACAACAAGTCCGACGCGCTCGCCCTCGCGACGATGGGCGCGCAGGTGCTTGGGTGGTACGAGCCCGAGCTGCCACACCACTTCGCGCCGCGCGTGAGCTGGCCTGTGGGGGTGGGGGCGTGAGTGACCGCGACATCATCGACGACATCGACGCGCTCGTCGACGAGCAGATGGCCGGCGGCGAGCCGATCGGCGGGTACGACTACGGCGATCCGGACTACCCGCGGTGTCCGCACTGCAGCGAGGGATGGCACGGCCTGAAGATCACCGCACGGATGCGCGAGATGCGCTGGGGCGGCGCATTCGACGAGGGCTATCGCTACGCCGAGGACGACTCCGACGTGCTGTGCCCGGGCTCGGACTTCATCGGGCCGTGGGCGACCAGGGAAGAGCTTCGGCGTATCCGTGCAGGGTGGCCGACGGGCAATCCGTGGATGCGCTTTCCCGTCCCGCCGGGCTTCCGCACACGACATGCTTTCGACTTCCAAATCGGCTGGCGCGATCCGGCGCCCCGTCCGGCCGGATTCACCTACCACCTGCCTGCCGACGTCGACTCGAGCGGCCACATCGCGGGCACGGTCCCGGATGGGCCACCGCAACAGATCGGGCGGGACTTCGCGGTCGGCGGTGTGATCCCGCCCGAGGAGCAGTTCGCACCCGAGTTCGGTGGCTTCGCCGAGCGGATCCGCCATCAGTACGAGGAGATCCGGCGGCTCGCCGCAGACACCGCGGTACCGTCCGCCACGTACCAGCCGATGCAGCGTTTGGTGGCCGGCGACCGGGTCGTGATCGAGTCCGAGGGGCGCCGCCACGAGGTTGTCGTCGTGTCGGACCCAGTCCAGCATCCTGACGGCCGTATCGAGTACACGACCGAGGACCCCCGATACAGCGCCCGCGCACAGCAGCTCGCCTCGATCCGAGACCGCGTGCGTCGAATGGGGGACGTGGCGCCGAGCGTGAATGACGCACTCAACCGGATGTTCTCGGCGTACGGCACTCTCGCGTCGACTGTGCTCGAGCAACTATCTAGGGCGACCGAGGGCGCGGTCGGAGGGATGCGCGGATACAGCGCCGACATGGCGATCGTCGACGAGCTCGAGCCCGAGACCCCGCAGCAGCGCGCACTTCCGCGCCCCAGCACCACCCCGCCCATGTGGGCCGTCCAGCCGAATCGGCGCAACCGCAGGAGGAACCGTTGACGATCGAATGGTCGCCGCCCAAGCACGCCGTCTACGACGACGTTCCGTCGATCGGACTGTTCACGTGCGTCTGTGGGCGCTCGTACGCAACTGCGGCTGAGCTGTACCGGCACGCCAGCACGGGCACCGCGCAGACGCGATCCCCGGCCCGGTTCAAGATTCGCAAGATGCCCGGTGGCGCGTGGCCCGGCTACTGGCATCTGTTCGACAGCGGTCGACTGATCGCGGTGTCGCAGGAATGGGGGCTGCTGATGCGCGGTGTCGACCAGCTATCGCGATGGAGTCCCGACGTCACCGTCTGGGAGGGCGAAGTTCGATGACTACGGACTGCCACAACTGCGGGCGCGTCGTCGCCGACGGTCTCGAGCTGTGCACGCTGTGCGCGGACTCGCTGCACCGCGAGCTCCTCGAGATCCCAGGCCTCGTGTCCGACATGACGATCACTCGCGCCCGCCTCGACCGCATGAGCCGGGGCCGCGTTGGCGGGAAGAGCGCCGAGACCGCGCTACCCGTGCGCCTGGACAAGTTCGACCAGAGCCCGACGCAGCGGCCACTCGATCACCTGACTCTCGTCATCGGCACGTGGGCCCGCGTTGCTGCCGACCACACCGGGCAGTTTCACGACCTCCACGTCGCCCTCGACAGCCCGGGCCTGCGGCAGCTCGTGCACAACCACCGAGTTCGCAAGTTCGACCGTGCAGCGCTGTCGACCGAGCCGGCGCACGCGGCCGAGCTCGCCGCGATCTGGCTCGCTGGATACGCCGGCAACCTGCGGGCGCTGCCCGACGCCGGAGTCATGCACGACGAGATCACCGATGCGATCGCGTACGCCCGTCGTGCGATCGATCGACAGCCCGAGCTCACCTACCGCGGACAGTGCACGACCCGGGTCGCCGACGAGTACGGCGTGTTCTCTGCGTGCGGGGCTGATCTGTTCGTCGAGAAGGGTGAGGCCTGGGTGACGTGCCCGTCCTGCGCGTGGTCGCACGACGTCCGCGACATCGAGCGCGGCGCACTGCAGCGCGAGGATGATCGGTTGTGCACGCTGGTCGAGCTCCTGGCCATCCTGCGAGCACTGGGCGATCCCGTGCCGAAGTCCACGCTGTACGCCTGGGCCAACGACCCCAAGCGCCGACGGCTCGAGGCGCGCGGATGGCGGACACCGAACGGGATGGTGACGCCCTACTGGATCCGCCGATCGGACCCACCCGTCTACCGTCTTGGCGACGTCCGCCGTCTTGTCGCCGAGGTCCGTCGTCGAGCCCAGTGACACACGGGATGGAGGCTGATCGCGCACCCCGTCTCACCTGTGTAGACTCCGACCTGCCACTGACGACCCCTGCCCGAAAGCAGATGCAGGTCGCACCATCGGCACTCATTCACCCCAACGTCCGGGCGCGCCCCGGGATCCTCGTCGCTGTGCACCGCCTCATCACGGGCGGGCGGTTGCGCGCCGGATCCTGGCGGGCGCGTCCGGGCTCGACTCGAACCGAAGGTGATGGTGCCATGCCGACCGCACCGCCTCGTGCATGCCCGAAGTGCCGCAAGGCGCACAGCAACCCGCGAGGCTGCCCTCGGTGCCGGCCCGCGTGGCAGGGCTCGAGCTGGACGGGCGGCAGCACGCGGCGATGGCGCAACCTCCGGGCCAACCACCTCACCGAGCATCCGTTCTGCCAGTGGCCGGGCTGCCGGCGCCTCGCTGTCGACGTCGACCACCGCGTGAACCTCGCCTCGGGTGGCGAACGGTACGACCCGGCCAACCTGCAGAGCCTGTGCCGGCCGCACCACGACGAGAAGACCCAGGCCGAGGCTCAGGCCGCGCGCCCCGACGCTCCGCCGCCGTTCTGACTCGAGGAGGAAGCGATGCCGCAGACCTGGGGAGTGGTGCAACGAGACGAGCTCGGGGAGCCACTCGTTCGCGTCGACCGAGTGTTCTCCACTCGGAACGAGGCGCTGGAGCACATGAAGACCGTCACCGACGCGATGCGCGTCGTCCGGATCGACTGGGTCGGTCCCTGACCCCCAGGGGGGGTCGAAATCCCTGCACCCCCAGGCCAGGACATCGGCGCGGTGACTCGAGTTTTTCGCGCTCAGGTTCGGGCTCATGGGGGGGTATCCCGACGGAAGGGGGCCACGATGGCCGGTCCGGCTGCCACGCCGCCCGCGCTGAAGCTGCTGAACGGCCGCAGTGAGGGGCGCGACTCCGGCGGTCGCGTCGTCACGCCGCCGCCCGACTTCCGGCGCATCCCGCCGAAGCCGCCGACCTGGCTCTCGCGTGAGGCGAAAGCCGAATGGAAGCGCGTCGTTCCGGGGCTGTCCCGGCTCGACCTGACGAAGGAAGAGGATCGCGCCTCGCTGTCCGCCTACTGCGAGACCTGGGCGACGTACGTCGACGCGATCCGCCAGGTTCGGAAGGACGGCATCGTCGTCGAGAACCGCTCGATTCGGAAGGACGGGACCGAATCGGTATGGAAGACGAAGAATCCGGCAATGGCCGTCGCCGAGCGGGCATCTCAGCAGTTGCGCTCGTGGGCCGCGGAGTTCGGCCTGACGCCGTCGTCCGAGGGGAAGCTCTCCACAGCGTTCGGCGCCGTCGAGGGGACACCCGATGACGAAGGCAACCCGTTCGCGTGAGTTCGAGCTCTACGACGCCGAGGATCTCGAGCGGCTGAAGATCTCGCCCGAGGTCGGGTACTACCTGGCCTCGCGCGGTATCCCGCTTCCCGACTGCCCGCCACTGATCAAGACGCCCGAGCCGCGAGACGAGCCTGGGGCCCGCTTCGATCCGGACCGCGTCGACGCGGTGCTGAAGGTGTTCAAGCTCCTGCGGCACACGAAGGGCCGCCTCGCGGGCAAGCCGCTCAACCCTGACCCGTGGCAGGTCGCGTTCATCCTCGCTCCGGTGTTCGGTTGGGTGCGGTTCGACGAGGACGTCCAGGCGTACGTCCGGATCATCCGCACGGCGTACGTCGATCTCCCGCGCAAGAACGGGAAGTCGACGATCGCGGGCGGCATCGGCGTGTACCTCACGTGTGCCGACGGCGAGGCCGGCGCGCAGGTGATCGCCGCGGCGACGCGGAAGGAGCAGGCCGGATTCGTCTTCGACCCGATCAAGCTGATCTGCGAGAAGTCGCCCGCGCTGCGGCCATACGTCAAGACCCTCTCGTCGAAGATCGTGCATCCGAAGACGGGCAGCTACTTCCAGGCGGTCGCGTCGGCCGGCGACGCTCAGCACGGCGCCGACCTGCACGGCGGGATCGTCGACGAGCTGCACCTGCACAAGACGTACGACCTCGTCGAGGCGATCGAGACCGGCACCGGCTCGCGCTCGCAGCCGCTGATCGTGTTCATCACGACGGCCGACGCGGGCAAGCGGCACACGCCGTACGACCGCAAACGCACGATGGTCGAGCAGCTCGCTCGCGGTGCGCTGCATGACCCGTCGACCTACGGCGTCGTGTTCGCGGCATCGGCCGACATGGATCCGTTCAGCGAGGAGGCGCAGCGCGCGGCGAATCCGGGCTACGGCGTCTCGCCGACGCGCTCGTACCTGCGTGATGCCGCGACGAAGGCGCGGAACTCTCCGGCCGACCTCGCCTCGTACCTGCGCCTGCACCTGGGCCAGCGAACGAAGCAGTCGGAGAAGTACATCGACCTCACGGCGTGGGACCGCAACGCGTCGATCGTCGACGAGACTCGCCTCGTGGGCCGGGCCTGCTTCGGCGGGCTCGACCTCGCGTCAGTCTCCGACATCACCGCGCTCTGCTGGCTGTTCCCAGACGCCGAGCGCGGCGGGTACGACGCCCTCTGGCGGCTATGGACACCAGAGGAAAACGTCGAGGCGCTCGACAAGCGGACCGCCGGCGCGGCGAGCGTGTGGGTGCGCGAGGGATTGTTGACCGCGACCCCGGGCAACGTCATGGACTACGACTACATCGAGACGGTCATCAAGGCCGACGCGAAGCAGTTCGCTGTCCAGGAAGTCGCCTATGACCGCTGGAACGCCTCGCAGCTCGTGAACAACCTTGTCGCCGAGGAGATCCCGATGGTCCAGATGGGCCAGGGTTTCGCGTCGCTGTCGTCTCCGACAAAGGAGCTGCAGCGGCTCGTGCTGCTCGGCACCGAGGAGAAGCCGATGCTTCGGCACGGCGGGCACCCGATGCTGCGGTGGATGGTCGACAACCTCGCGGTCGCGATGGATGCGGCCGAAAACGTGAAGCCGGACAAGGCGAACGCCGCCGACAAGATCGACGGCGTCGCGGCACTGATCAACGCGCTCGGGCGGGCCATCGATGGCGCCGAACCCGAGGAGAGCGCCTACACCGACCGCGATCTGATGATCGTCTGACCGGGAGGAATTACCTGATGACCGCTGTCACGATCGCCGTCGTCGTGCTCGTGGCCGCTGTGGCTGCCGGGGCGTACGGCCACCTCGGGAGGCTGCGGATTCGCTCGCGGGTCCTAGTGTCCCTGAAGACCGGCAACGCGGTCTCCGGCGTGATCGTCCGCTCGAACGGTCGATGGGTCGTAGTCGCCGACGCTGTCGTGCACGACCGAGGTGCGACGGCGCCGACGCCCGCTGACGGCGAGATCTGGATCGAGCGGGCGAACGTCGACTTCGTCCAGGCAGCAGGAGGTGAGCGATGAGTTTCGTTGTCTCCGAGGGCGCGGTGCGCGGCCTCGCGCGACCGGACCTGCCGACGCTGCCGCGGCTGCAACTGACCGACTCGCTGTCGATGGCGTACGAGGAGATCTGGCGCAAGCAGCCCGCGGTGCGCACCGCGGTGTCGTTCCTCGGCCGCAACATCGCGCAGCTCGGCCTGCACACGTTCCGGCGCGTCGGCGACACCGAGCGCGAGCGGTTGACCGAGCACGTGCTGCCGATCCTCATCGGGAAGCCGAACCCGTGGACTACGCGGTACCGGCTGCTCGACGCGCTGGTGCACGACCTCGGGATCTACGACCGCGCGTACTGGCAGAAGATGAAGGCGTCGGACGGCAGCCTCGCGCTGGTGCGGCTGCCTCCGCGGATGGTGACGCCGAAGGGTGACAACTGGCTGACGCCGACGTCGTTCGAGATCAAGGGCGGCAGCGGCACACGCGAAGTCTCGGCCGACACGCTCGTCTACTTCCGCGGATACGCCCCCGACAACGATTTCGGGACGTCGCCGATCGAGTCGCTCCGCCAGGTGCTCGCCGAGGACTGGCACTCGAGTCGATCCCGCGAGCAGACGCTCCGCAACGGCGCGCGCTTCTCTGGCTACATCCAGAGGCCGCGAGAAGCGTCGAAGTGGGAAGACGAAACGCGCACGCGGTTCCGCGAGTCGTGGCGGGCGCAGTACTCGGGCGACGGGCCAGCAGTGGGCGGAACGCCGATCCTCGAGGACGGCATGACGTTCAACCCGGTCTCGCAGACGTCGGAACAACTGCAGTACGTCGAGGCGCGCAAGCTCACCCGCGAGGAGGTCGCGGCGGCGTACTTCATCCCGCCGCCGATGGTCGGCCTGCTCGACAAGGCGACGTTCTCGAACATCACCGAGCAGCACAAGATGCTGTACCAGGACACGCTCGGGCCCTGGCTGACGATGATCGCCGACGAGCTGGCGCTGCAACTGATCCCGGACCTCCCGGACCCCGATCGCGTGTACGTCGAGTTCAACCTCGCCGAGAAGCTGACCGGATCGTTCGAGACCCGGTCCGACTCGATGCAGAAGGCCGCGGGCTCGCCGTTCCTGACCGTCAACGAGGTTCGGGCGATGGATAACCGGCCGCCGATCGAGGGCGGCGACGTCCTGGTGCGACCGCTGAACGTCACCCAGAACGGCGACCAGGACCCAACCCCGGCCGAGCCTGCGCCGGATCACGAGGCCGATCCGCCGGCCGATGACCAGCCCGACGAGGAGGGCCAGGAATGAACACGAAGGCATGCGCGGTCAAGATCAAGGCCGGTGCCGACGCCGGGCTCGCCGAGGGTGAGTTCATCGCGTACGCATCCGTTTTCGGGAACAAGGACTCATACGGCGACGTCGTGCAGCCAGGCGCGTTCGCGAACACGCTGAAGGCGTGGGCCGAGAAGGACGCCGCGGTGCTGCCGCTGCTCTGGGGCCACAAGACCGACGACCCGGACTACAACATCGGCGAGATCGTCTCGGCCGAGGAGGACGAGCGCGGCCTGAAGGTGCATGCGCGTCTCGACCTCGAGCAGCCCAAGGCGGCGACGACGTACAAGCTGCTGAAGTCCGGACGCGTCTCGCAGATGTCGTTCGCGTACTCGGTGATCGAAGGCGAGTGGGTCGAGCCGGTCGGCGAGGGCAAGACCTGGCGGGACGCGTACTACTCGCTCAAGGAACTCGACCTGTTCGAGGTCTCCGTCGTGCCGATCGGCGCAAACCAGGAGACCGAGATTCTCGCCGTCAAGGCCGCGGCGGAATCGCTGCGCGTCAAGGCCGGCCGCGCGCTCTCGGCGAAGAACGAGGACGCGCTACGTGACGCGAAGAAGCAGCTCGAAGAGGCTGCCGCGTCGATCGACACCGTGCTCGCCGTGCTCGGAGATGAGACCGAGGACGACGAGGCAGAAGACCAGGACCAGACCAGCGGCGAGGACCCGACCCCGGAGGGCTCCGACGGGAGCTCTGCCGGCAAGTCCGCTCCGACCCCGTCCGTCTCCCTGGCGAGTGCGGACGCGCTCGCGGCCCTCATCGCTACGAGCGCATAACCAACTACGACCAGGAGGTCAACAACCATGAGCGTTACCCGACTAAAGAGCCTGCAGGACGCCGCGCAGGCCGAGGTGAAGAAGGCTCGCGAGATCGCCGAGAAGGCGCAGGCCGAGTCGCGCGAGATGACCGACGAGGAGGCGGGCGACTACCGCGCCTCGATGGCCAAGGGCGGCGATCTGCTCGAGCAGATCAAGGTCGTGAAGCGCGATCTCGAGATCATCGACGCCGCGAAGAGCCTGGCCGACGAGATCGGACAGCCCGCGGTCGACGACCTCGACGCGCAGGGGCAGGCGCCAGTCCGCGAGCGCGTGAAGTCCCTCGGCCTGCAGGTCGTGGACTCGCTCGCCTTCAAGGAGGCGCTCGCGCCGTTCAAGGGCGGCTATGTCCCGGAGCGGTCGCGCTTCCAGACCGACCCGATCGGCGTGAAGGGCCTGTTCGTCGGCGGCACCGACACCAGCGCCGGCGCGTTCGTCGTCAACGAGCAGTCCGGCATCGTCGAGACGCTCGGCCGCAAGCCGCTCACGATCCGCGACCTCGTGTCGGTCCGCCGCACCGCCTCCGACGCTGTCGAGTACGTCGCGCAGACCTCGCACACCAACGCCGCCGCAGTCGTCGCCGAGGCGACGAGCTCGGCCGCGCCGACCGCGCCCGGTGCCGCCGGCGCGCTGGTGCTGAACCCGAACGGCGGCTACAAGCCCGAGGGTGCCTGGGCGTACGAGCGCAAGGTTGCGAACGTCAAGACGATCGCCGAGTGGGTGCCCGCCACCAAGCGCGCCCTGGCGGACGTCGCCGCTCTCGAGGGGCTGATCAACGACGAGCTGCGGCTGGACATCGCCGAGGCCGAGGAGGCGCAGATTCTCAACGGCAACGGCACCGGTGAGAACTTCACTGGCATTAACCAGTGGTCCGGGGTGCAGACGCAGGCGTTCTCGACCGATCTGTTCGAGTCGGTCCGCAAGGCCATCACCAAGGCCCGCACGGTCGGCCGCGTGAACCCGACCGCGGTCGTGGTCAACCCGGCCGACGCCGAGTCGATCGACCTGGCGAAGGATCTGAACGGCGTCTACCGCTACGGCGGGCCGCAGACCATCGGGCAGCGCACCGTCTGGGGCCTGCCGATCGTCGAGTCCGAGACCCAGGCCGCCGGCACCGCGTTGCTCGGCGACTTCTCGAAGGCGGTCATCTGGGACCGCGAGCAGACCACGGTCACCGTGACTGACTCGCACGCGGACTTCTTCATCCGCAACATGGTCGCGATCCTCGCCGAGGAGCGGCTCGCGTTCGCGGTCACCCGTCCGACTGCATTCGTCAAGGTCGCCCTTGCCTGATCGAGCTGAACGACCCCGCGGCCCGGTGCATCACGCACCGGGCCGCAGTCGTTCGGGAAGGAATTTCCGATGGCACTGAAGGTCTACGTGGCCGAGATCAACGGCCACCACACCACCGTCCAGCTCAGCGACGAGGACGCGGAGGCCCGCGGACTCAGCGACAAGGACACTGTCGAGGCTCTGGCTCGTGCCGCAGCGAAGGCGGAAGCTGACGCCGCAGCGACCGCCGAGGAGGAGCGCCAGGCTGCCGAGAAGGCGGAGGCTGAGCGGAAAGCGGCCGAGGATGCTGCCGCCGCTGAAGCCGAAGCCGCGAAGGCTGCGGCGGCCGCCAACAAGAGCCGGGCCGCGGCGAACAAGGCGGCACCGAAGTGACCGCGCCGCCCGAGCCTGAGATCGTCACCGCCGAGGAGCTGGAGGCGTTCAAGTCCGAGGAGAACCTCGACGCACTCAGTCTCGCGGCGGCAATCTCGGAGGTCCGCGGCTACTGCGGATGGCACATCGCGCCGCAGCGCACCGAGACGCTGACCCTCGACGGGCCGGGGCTCTCGGTGCTCCTGCTGCCGACGATGCAGGTCGCCGACGTCGCGCAGATCGTCGAGAACGGCGCGACGCTGGCAGCCGGCGCGATCGAGTGGTCCGAGAAGGGGATGGTCCGCAAGAGAACCGGCTGGACCGACCGCTGGCGCGGCGTACAGGTGACGCTGACGCACGGCTACGCCGAGGCGCCGGCCGAGGTGAAGCGGCTCATCCTCGCCACCGCGGCGGCGCAGTCCGACGAGGGGGCATCGGCGGTTGCCGAGAAGGTGGGCCCGTTCGAGTTCTCCGTCGCTCAACTGCAGCCGCACCAGCTCGCCATCCTCAACCGCTACCGGCTCGGCTGGGGTGCGTGATGGCCGAGAAGGTGATTCGGATCCGCACGACCCCCGGCGGCCTCGATTCGAACAACGACCCCATCCCGTCGATGGAGTCCTCGGAGTCGATCCCGACTCGCGGCGTCGAGCCTGGGCTGTCCGAGGAGCTCGCGAGCCTCGGCCGCAACGGCGAGCGAATCGAGTTCACGGTGTACCTGCGCCGGAGCGCCGACGTCGTCAACGGCGACGAGCTGATCATCCGGGGTGATCGGTTCGCCGCGCGCGTCGTCGACTGGCGATCGCCGCGCACAGGCCGCGGCGGACTCGTCGCACTGGCCTCTCTCGGAAGGGGGTAATCCCATGGCTGAGAAAGTGTTCCGGCTCAACCGGGCCGGTGTGGGCAGAATCCTGAAGTCCGCCGAAGTCGCGAAGATGACGACGGACACAGCATCGGCCGTTGGCGCCGCGGTGCGCTCACAGGTCGGCCCCGATGTCGAGGTGCGCGTCGATCCGTACACGACCGACCGCGGCGCCGCTGCTGTGGTGATCGCGCACAGACACGGGGCCGCGATGCAGGCGCGTGACGGCACGCTCACCCGGGCCGCCGCGATAGTCGGGCTCACGGTGACGTCGCGGTGAAGGCGCGGCGACAGCCGGCCGACGCGGCCGTACCGGTGAAGAACTACCTCGTGTCGTGTCTGTCGGTCCCCGAGCCGGAAGTGACCGCAGCCCTGAACCTTCCGCCGAAGTGGGCGCCAGAGACGCACCCGCCCGCGGTGGTCGTGTTCGACGACAGCGGCCCGACGCGGTGGCCGATCGCGACGCATCCACAGATCCGCGTCACGGTGTGGGCGCACGGTCGTACCCGCGCCCGCACGATCGCGGGTCTGTGCCTCGGATGGTTGCTCGCTGGTCGCGTGCCGGGCGTGAAGATCTCGCCCGGCACTTCGATCATCGACGCCCGCGATCCCGACAACGGCGGCGACATGGCGTCGTTCACCGTCCGGACCACAGTCCGAACGGTTCCCCTCCCGGTCAATCCATGACCAGAAACCCTTTGAAAGGGGTGCTTTTCCATGACCGCAACAGTCAACGCCGACGCCGCGAGGATTTGGGACGAGGCTGAGACCTACGTCATCCCGGCCGCCGACGTCCCCAACGGTGACATCACGCCGTTCATCCCCGCATCGGTCGACGCCGCGATCGATCCCAAGTGGCTGTTCGTCGGCCTGCAGGACGCGGACGCCGGCGTGCCGATCACGCCCGAGCTCGAGATCGTCCACTACGACGGATTCGGACACCCGCGGTACCGCAGTAAGTCCCGCCGGGGCTCGCTGACGACTGGCTTCACCGCGTTCGAGGACAACTCCGTCACCCGCAAGTTCGTCCTGCCGGGCTCGGCGCCGAACCGCATCGGCGCACCGAAGGGCGTCCGGTTCTTCGTGCTGTACCGGTTCGAGGATGAGGGGCACGTCGAGATCCTCGTTACGACTCGTCCGGCGCTGCTCGAGCTGTCCTCGCACAGCGGCAAGACCGAGGCGGGACAGGAGTCGTACGAGATGACCTGCCACCACGCGAACGACGCCAACAACGACGTCTTCGTCCGCGTCGAGTCGGCGGCGACTCCGGTCGCGACCACGTGGACGGTCAACCTCGGCGGTGCGACCGGCGGCAACTTCACGCTCGCCGTCAACGGCGGACCGGCGACGGCCAACATCGCGTCGACCGCCGCCGCCACCGCGGTGGATTCGGCGCTGGAGGCGCTCGCAGCGGTCGGCTCCGGAAACGCGTCCGTCACCGGTTCGAGTGGCGGACCGTACACGGTCACGCTCACCAAGGGCGGCACGCTGACCGGCTCCGGCTCCGGCCTGACCGGCGGCACGCTGACCATCACGGCCGCATGAGACCCCGGCCCCGGCGGAGTGCAGCCCGCCGGGGCCGGTTCCATTTCTGCTGCACGAGGAGCAAACCATGCGCGTACCGACCGACTCCGAGATCGACCAGGCAGCAGCACAACTCGGGCTCGCCCAGCCGCTGACGCCGAGGCAGAGGACGAAGGTCGCGAAGTCGCTCCAACTCGCGGTGACCATGGAATCGGACGAGGCGGCCGCCGATGCAGCCTCGTCCGACTTCGCCGAGTCGGTCGCCGCCACGCACGCCCGCCTACTCGAGGCGGGCCTACCTGAACGCGCTGCCGCGCTCGTGACGGCAGCGATCGCGCCCGATGTTTGGCGCACGACCCGAGGAGCTGCACATGCCCACCAATGACGACTTCGCTGCGTTCGACGGCGCCGACGATTCGGCGCCTGCGCCTGCGCCTGCGCCCGCTCCCGCGACCCCGCTCCCGACGGATGGGAATCGGACGGCTCGACGGAAGAAGAAGGGCCGCGCCGCTGTGCCGGCCAACGCTCCGGAGCCGCAGGATCACCTGACGAAGCAGGCGGTGCGCGCGGCCGAGGCATCCAACGGCTCGACGATCGTCCTCACGCTGTGGGGCGAGGAGATCCGCGTCGAGCAGTCGGAGCTCTTCGACTCGTGGGATTGGCAGGTCGGCGCCATCCAGAAGAACGCATTGATGATGGTGAAGGGACTGCTCGGCGACGCGCGGTTCCTGTGGTTCGCCACCCGAGCCCAGGCCGACGGGAAGACCCCGGCCGAGGCGGCGGGCGAGGTCATGCAGCTCTTCAGCCAGGCGACGGGCATCGGTTCCACGGGAAAATGATCGGCCTGCTCGAGCTGCTGCGCACGAAGGGCGACCCGATCGAGGCGGACCTGCGCCGCTTCCATCGGGTCGACCTTCGCGACCTGTGGCGCCCGGGCGGCGGATCCTCACAGCTCACCCTGCGCCTGCTGTACGTCCTGATCCGGTACCTGCCGGCCGACTCGGCGCTCGCCATCGCCGACAGCGGCGGACAGCAACCGTGGACGCTCACCGACCATCTGCTCGCCGACCTGTGGGAGCAGAAGGCGAACGCGGGCCGCGGCCGCAACAAACCGCGAATCAGGAACCCGAGGCGCACGGAGATGACCAAGCGCCGCAACGCACCTAGTCGCGAAGCGAAGCGCGGCGCGTTCGAGCGTGCGAAGGCGCGACGCGAACGGGAGCTCGGCACAACCACATAAGGAGGGCGGGCCCGTGGAAACAATCGGCTGGGCAGCGCTGCAGATCATCCCCTCGATGCGCAACGTCGATCGCGAGATGACGAGTCAGTTGGTCGGGCCCGCCCGCCAGTCGGGACAGGCCGCCGGCCGTGCTGCTGGCGAGGGAATGGCATCCGGCCTCGAGGCTGCACAGGCCTCGGTGGCCAAGGCCTCGGGCAAGGTCGCCGCGGCGCGCGACAAGGAGGCCGACGCCGCCGGCAAGGTTCGTGTGGCCGAGGCGAAGCTGCAGGAGCTGCGCGACAAGGGCAACGCATCGGCGTCGCAGCTCGCCGCCGCCGAGGAGCGTCTCGCCACCGCTCAACGCAACTCGGACCGCGCGGCGAGCGCGCGCGTGCAAGCCGTCGACGACCTCGCCCAGGCGCGCGCCCGCGCGGCCAACGCCGCGGACGAGGGGGAGAGCTCGACCCGGCGCTGGGGCGCGTCGATCGACGGGATGGGCGACAAGCTCAAGAGCGGCACCGACGACCTCGGAAAGTTCGCGATCGCGGCCGCCGGCATCGGCAGCGCGATCGGCCTCGGTATGCAGGCCTTCGACAACATGGACGTCGAGAGCAGGCTCGCCGCATCCCTAGGCGCCACAGGAGATCTCGCAGCCCAGTACGGCGACATGGCGGGCAGCCTGTGGAAGCAGGGCCTCGCCGGGTCGATGGACGAAGCCGCTGCGGCCGTCGAGGTCGTCGCAACGTCGTTCGTGACCGCAGGCTCGGAGGGCGAGCGGTCTATCGATCAGATCTCGGAATCCGCGCTGAACTTCTCGAAGGTCTTCGGTACCGACGTCAACGAGGCCGTGCAGACGGCCTCGCAGTTGGTCACCAACGGCCTCGCGAAGGACTCGACCGAGGCGTTCGATCTGATGACGACGTCATTCCAGCGAGTGCCGGGGGCAATGCGCGACGAGCTGCCGGAGATCCTGAACGAGTACGGAACGAACTTCCGCGCACTGGGATTCGACGGGCAGGAGTCGTTCAACATCCTGGTCTCCGCGGCCAGCCAGGGGAAGTTCGCCCTCGACAAGACCGGCGACGCACTGAAGGAATTCACCATCCGAGCGACGGACGGATCGAAGTCGACCGCAGACGCCTACAAGTTCCTCGGCGAAGACGTCGACTCGATGGCGACTAGCGTTGCTGCCGGCGGCGAATCGGCTCAGCTCGCCCTGCAGTACACCGCGCAGAAGCTGCTCGAGATCGAGGACCCGGCAGTTATGGCGCAGCAGGCAATCGCTCTCTTCGGAACCCCGCTCGAGGATCTATCGGTCGACCAGATCCCGAAGTTCCTCCAGTCCCTCACCGGGGCCGAGGACCAGATGGCCGGCTTCGCGGGCTCGTCGGAGCAGATGGGCGAGACCCTGAACTCCGGCCCGAACCATGCGATGACCGAGCTGAAGAACACCATCCAGGGCGAGCTCATGGACACGCTCGGCTCGATCGCATCGTGGATGATCGACAACCAGGGCGCCACTCAGGCGATGGGCGTCGCGATCGGCGTCGTCGCTGCCGCGCTCATCTCGGCGAAGGTGGCCGCGACGGGCTACGCGATCGTCCAGGGGGTGATGGCCGCAGCCTCGGGCGCCGGCGCGGCAGGGCTGGCGGCCGGCTCCCTGTCCGCGGGTGCCTACTCGATCGCGGTCGGCATCTCGACCGCCGCGACGTGGGCATTCAATGCGGCGATGGCCGTCCTCACCTCGCCGATCACGTTGATCATCCTTGCGGTCGCCGCGCTGGTCGGCGGCCTGATCTGGTTCTTCACTCAGACCGAGATCGGGCAGAAGATCGTGACGGCCGCCTGGGATGCGATCCTCGCGGGCTGGAACTGGCTGTGGGACAAGGTCTCTGTCGGGATCGACGCGTTCGGCAATGCGCTCGGCTGGATCGGCGAGAAGGCGGGCCAGGCCAAGGACTGGGTCGTCGAGAAGTTCAACGAGCTGGTCGGATTCGTGACCGGCCTGCCGGGCCGAATCGGCTCGGCGGCGTCGGGGCTCTGGGACGGCATCACGAACGCCTTCAAGTCGGCGATCAACTGGATCATCCAGAAGTGGAACAACTTCCGGCTGAGCTTCGACTTCACGATCCCGATCATCAACAAGAAGATCTCGCTGTCCCTCGACACGCCCGATCTGCCACTGCTGCGTGACGGCGGCACCATCGCCGGCCGCACGGCCGACGGGGAACTGTGGGGCCCAGGCACAGGGCGCTCGGACAGCATCCTCGGGGTCAATGAGCTCGGCCTCCCGGTCGTCCGGGTCGCCGACGGCGAGGGTGTCGTCCGCGAGGACGTCATGCGCCAGGGCGGCGCGGCGGTCGTCGCCGCACTGAACGCCGGATGGGTGCCATCGACCGAGTTCCTGCACGCGCTGATGAACGGCGACTTCCGGGCCAACCCCTTCGGGATCGAAGAGGACTCCGGGCTCGTCGCCGGGGCGCTCGGACTGCGGTCGCTCGCGATTGATGGCGACTACACCCCGAACCTTCGGGATGTGCTCGGCATCGAGGAGGACAACCCGATCATCGGGACCATCCTCTCGCTACGCGACACGATGTCGAGGCTCCCGAAGTTCGCCGACGGCGGCGTCATCGGCAGCCTTCAGGATCTCGCACGGGAGAACTTCCCCGCGCTGCAGATGACGGACGGCATTCGGCCGGGCGCCAACGACTACCACGGGGCGGGCAAGGCCGCGGACTTCTCGAACGGCTCGGGCAACACCGACGAGCAGCTCGGTTTCGCGAACTTCCTGGCAGACCACTATCAGGGACAGCTCCTCGAACTGATCTACGACGATCCGCGGTTCGATCGCCAGATCAAGAACGGCGAAATCGTCCCCGGCTCGTTCTACGCCAACGCGGGCGACCACACGCACCACGTGCACGCGGCGGCGGACGAGCCGCTGGGGCCGCCGGCACCGCCGACCCCCGAGGTCGTACAGGTCGGATCGGCACCTTCGGGTGCCGTGCCGGGCTGGGGGCCGAACGGCGCGGGGGCGTCGGGAGCGACCACCACGACCATGACGCCGAAGACCGAGCTACAGCAGACGTTCTCGGCGCGCGATCGATGGAAGTCGATGTTCACCGACATCGCGGGCGTCTGGTCTGATGCCTCGATCGAGATCCTCGGAGTCGGGGAGTACCTCGACATGGCGGATCGCTACACGATAAAGGCGGCCACCTCGACCAGCGCCGGCATGACGTCTGGCGGGCTCCCGCAGTCGATGTCGCAGATGCCGGGCGCCGACGCCCCTGCCTCGGTGACGGAGTCGCTGATCGACCCGAACGCGAAGGCAGCAGGTCACGGTGGGCGTACAGGCGCCGATCTGTATGCGTTTGAGATCGCCCGGGCCGCGCACGAGCGGGGCCTCGGTGAGGCGGCCGCGGCCATCGGCGAGGCGACCGCGCTCGTCGAGTCGGGAGACCCGCTGAAGATGTGGGCGAACAACGCCGTACCCGAGTCGCTGAACTTCCCGCACGACGCGGTCGGTTCCGACTACGACTCGGTCGGGCTGTTCCAGCAGCGGGACAACGGTGCGTGGGGCACGGTGGCGCAGCGCATGGATCCGTTCGAGTCGGCGCTGATGTTCTTCGATCAGTTCCCGGACGGGTGGCAATCGATGGATCCGGGCGCGGTGGCTCAGTCGGTACAGCGGTCGGCCTTCCCGGACCGCTATGGGCAGAAGATGTCCCGCGCGCAGGAGCTCGTCGACGAGACGGGCCTGTTCGATACGGGCGGATGGATGATGCCCGGGCAGCTCGGGTTCAACGGGCTGAACGATCCGGAACCGGTTCTGCTGCCGCGACACTGGGATATCGCCGAGGCGAACATCGCCAAGGTCGACGAGCTCGTCGGCGCTGGCGTCAGCGGCGGCGGGCCACGCGTACAGATCATCAACAACAACAACCAGACGATCGCCGACCAGGCGTCGTGGCAGTACGACCAGGCGAACCGGCAGCGGATCGCCATCATGCGTTTCGGAGGTGGACGTGGTTGATGTTGCGATCATCGGCGCGAACGGATTGCGCCTCGATGTCGCTGGACGAAATGCCGGCCGCCAGGGTGTCCTCCTGGCGGCCGGCCAGGTTCAGGGCATCTATGGCGCGCCGATCTCGAGCGAGTGGAAGCGAGCGGCGCGTCAGCGCGGCGGACGGTTCAAGAACCGCACCTTCCCGTGGCGCGACCTCGCGCTCGGCTTCCACCTGTTCGGCGACGACACCGACATGGACATCGAACGGCTCGACTCGCTGCTCGACCAGATGATCACTGACGCGCCGGACGAGTGGGACGAGGACGAGGAGCTCGCCCGGATCGTGATCCGGTCGAAGCGGGATACCCGGCGGCTGTTCATCCAGCGGTACGACGACACGGATCTCGATCCGGAGTTCGACCCGACGCTCGAGGATGAGCAGTACCTGAATCCGATCTACAAAGTGCGTTCGGCCCAACCGTTTTGGGAGGGCCGCAAGCGCGTCACGTTCTTCGAGAGCACCAGCTCGTCGGCGTCCGGCTTCATCGAGGTGTCGAACCCGACGCCGATCACGATGATGCAGACCTGGGTCCTCACCCGAGCCCAGTGGACTATCCCGGATCCGTCGTGGATCGGGCCGAAGGGCAAGCGGGTGCCCGGCGGGCGGTTCGGCAACCGGGTCGTGCCGCTGCTGCCGATCGACTCGGTGCACGCGGGCGCCCGGATCAACTACGACCCGATGCGGCTGATGCTCGAATCGTGGTCCGGCACGAACCTTCTCGGTGCGAACGGCGGGCGCCAGTACTTCATGCACAAGATCCCGCCGTACACGCCGCCGACGAAGCTCCCGATCGCCTACACCGGGGCTCCGGCGGGCGGCGCCCGGGCGGAACTGCATCAGCCGCGGCTGTGGCCGAAGCCGTGGGGAGGTGAATTGCTGTGAGCGTCGTAGACTTCGACCTGTCCCTCGCCGAGCAGTGTGCGGCGATCTGGGAGGCGACCGAGCGGACGCAACGCGAGCTCGACCAGATGCGGCGCACGCCCGCGCTCGTGCGGCTGTGGACAGGCGCGAACGCCGACCTCGTGCACATCGTCGAGTGCGAGGACGAGGCGAAATGGGAGGACGTCGACAACGACACCGGGGTCGGCACGCTCTCGATCGACTTCGAGATGCCGCAGGCGCAGTGGCTGAACGACATGTACGGGCGGATCCAGCGCGGCGAGAAGCGCAACGTGCTGATCTCGGTCGACTACATGGGCACGCGCTGGTCTGGGCTGCTCGAGGAGACCGACGTCCAGACCGACGAGTTCGGGAACAGCACGCTCGTCGCGTCGTTCCTCTCGGACTTCGAGCAGCTGAAGACGAAGCTGCTGTGGTCGACGCCGGTCATGCCGGCGGGCTTCCAGCCGATCAAGGTGTTCGGGCTCGCGGGCCCGGCGCCGTGGGTTGTGCTGACTGCGCTGCACATCAACCTGTGCCGCGAGAACATGCCGATCTTCACGCTCCCGGACGACCCGCTCAAGCTGTCCTCCTGGTGGGAGGGCTTCGACATGGCCAACTGGACCGTCGTCGTCAAGCCCTCGAGCTTCGCGGAGTGGATGGCCAAGGGCGTGCCGTGGGCGATCCTCACGTCGCGCTTCAAGTACTGGCATGAGGCCGCGCAGGCGATCCTCGCCGACGGCGAGCTGTCGCTGCAGTGGCGCCGCTGGTTCGAGGGCGACCCGCTGCCGTGGCCGGGCGCGAAGGTGCGGCACGGCGCGCTCGTGGTGTGGGTCGAGGACAAGTCGGGCGTCGAGGCCGGCACCTCGAACGGCGGCACGTGGTTCGACGGGCTCGCGCGGACGGTCCGCTCGTACACCGAGGACTTCGTCGAGAACATCGAGGAGGCCATCACCGACATGCCGGTCGTCGGCGACTACCGGGTGCCCGGTGACCGCCGCACCGACGCGCGCGTGCCGTACGTCTACTACCCACCGGACAGCCCGGGCGTGATCCGCTCGAGCTTCAAGCAGCGGCCGGCCCGCGCGGTGCAGCTCGTCACGGGCGGCCACTCGATGCCGGGCGTGAACGAGACGATGAGCGTGCTCGTGCAGGGCGTGTTCGACGTCGTCGGCAACCTGCTGCAGTTCGGGTCGATCGGCGGCTCCGTCGACGCGATCCTCAAACCGTTCTACGAGGACACGGTCCTCGCGTGGATCGCGGTGAAGCTGCTACGGCGCGCGCAGGTGTCGGGCGACTTCCGGTACTTCGAGTTCTTCATCGCCTCCGGCGGCAAGGCGTACACGCTCGACTCGCTGATGGTGCTGCGTGCCGGCGCGTACGAGACGCGCACGATCTTCTCCGGCTCGATGGAGATCACCGACGGCGCACCGTACGTCATCGGCGCGCCCGGGATCGGGCACTTCGACAAGGGCGACCGCGTCGCGACCCGGATCCCCGGCGACACCACGATGCGGATCCACGTCGAGCGCGTCTCGAAGCGCGTCCTGTCGTGGGGAGTCGACCGCGCAGCCGAGTTCGAGATCAGCCTGGGCGGCGAAGCGCTGCAGCAGGATCCGCTGGTCCGACTCATGGCCGCGATCGACAGAGGCAAATCCGACCTGAAGGAACTGGGGGTGATGTCGTGAAGCGCGACGAGATCCCGACACGGGAGAACTGCGACCTCGACGATCCGGAGGAGATGTTCCTCTGGATGTTCGTCTCGCTGCCCGAGCTGAAGGGCGCTCTGGCGATCCTGCCGTTCGAGTACTACCGGCTCGTGTCCAAGCGCATGCACGAGTGCGGCGCTCGGCTCACGTGCGACAGCTGCGGCCACACGGCCGAGCCGACGATCAAGCTGCGGCTGCCGCAGACCGAAGAGGCGTGGCTCACCGGCGCCGGCAAGTGGGTACCGGCCGACGAGCCGGATCCGCCGGCTTCCGACGCGGTCGATCTCGTTCGCTCTCTGCCGCCGCATCTCCGCAAGGAACTGAACGACGCCCTCGACGCCGTTGCGGCGGAGGGCTCGGCGCAGCCATCCGAATCGAAGGAGTCAGACGAATGACCGTCACCATGCCACCGCGCCCAGCGTTCGAAGAGAAGTGGATGCTCAGCCAGTCCCGCTCGGGCCGCTTCGGCGCCGCGGTGACCAACGCCTACTGGCACACCGAGGAGGGCAACGCGACCGCGGTCGCGCTCGCCCTGTACTGCGGCAATCCGGCGAACAATGCGTCGTATCACGACATCGTCCGCGACGGGATCGTCGCGCACTGCGTCGACGACGACTTTGCGGCGTGGGCAGTGCTCAACGAGAACTCGCGTTCGTACAACCTGTGTTTCGCCGGCTCGCGGGCCGCGTGGAGCGAGGCGCAGTGGATGGCCCGCAGGGACGACATCCGCATCGCGGTCTGGCTGACGCTCGAGGTGTGCCGGCGCAAGGGCACCATCGCGACGCAGATCCTCGCCGACGGCGGCGGCCGCTACCGCCGCGGCTCCGGCATCGCTGACCACGGATACGTCACGCGCGTCCTCGGCATCGGCAACCACACGGACGTCGGCCCAGGCTTCCCGTGGTGGTACGCCAAGCAGGTACTCGACGAGTACCTCGCCCCGGCCCCGCTGCCGGCGCCCGTGCTGCCCGCGATCGATGTCGAGTACGCGCGCATCGGCGGCGAGACGTCGTGGATCGGCAAGCGCATCACTGTCGGCGAGAAGGATTGCCGCGGCGACCGCGGCGGGAAGTTCGTCGAGTTCGAGAACGGCGCGATCTACTGGTCGCCCGAGACCGGCGCGAAGGCTGTCCCGAACCACCTCCTCGAGGCGTACGCGGGCTACGAGTGGGAGACCGGTCCGCTCGGCTACCCGATCGGCGACCACACCGTCCTCCGTGACCCGTCGACGGGCGAGCCGTGGGGCGACGTCCAGGGCTTCGAGGGCGGGCCGCTGTACCGCAAGTACGGGCACGAGGGGCACCGCGTGCACGGGCTGATCCTCGCCACGTGGCGGCGCGCCGACTTCGAGAACGGTCCGTTCGGCTGGGCCACCAGCGACGAGGAGATCCTCGCCAACGGTGACATCGTCCAGCACTTCGAGGGCGGCGACATCTACTGCCCGATCGAGACCGGCACCGTCGCGCTGAAGCCGACCGACGGCCCCGATCAGCATTTCCCCATCTCCCACTGACAGGAGCAATCACCATGTGGACCAAAGCATTTTGGCTCGACGCGACCGAGCGTGCCATCAAGACAGGCGTGCAGTCCGTGCTCGCGCTGCTGGTCGTCGACGGTACGACCGTGCTCAGCCTCGACTGGGCCAACGCGGGAGCGGTGGCCGGCACCGCGGCGCTCGTGTCGATCGGTACGTCGATCGTGTCGACCGGCGTCGGGCGGCCGGATTCGGCCTCGATTATCCCCAAGGGGTAGCCAGTGGAACAGGTCAATGCCCATCCGGCCGTCGTTCTCGCGATGGTCGCCGTCGCGGTGGCCGTGGTGCTCATCGGTGGCGGGAAGAAGATCGCCGGAATGATCGCGCCGGGGTGGGTCTGGTGGCAGGAGCGCCACGAGCGGCGGTTTCAGCGGCAGGTCCGCATCGAGGCCGCCGCTCGATTCCTGAACGACGAGCGCGTCGAGATTCTCCTCAATCGCATCGACGGGCTCGGTGCCGAGATCATCGCTCAGCGAATGGAACTCACTGCCCAGAGGGACGAGGAGCGCGCTCGCGCGAACCGGTACGAGCAGAAGCTCGCCGTCGTCGAGGGGCAGCTCGACCAGGCGCTCGGCGAGCTTCGAGAACTGAAGCGCAGTCAGGAGGTGTAACCGATGACCTCACCCAGCGGGAACACCCCCGATCGGATGCTCAATGGCCTCGGCGGCATCAAGGCCTGGTCAGAGAAGACCCGGGCCGAGTACGAGAACGAGATCCTCGGCAAGGTCAACGGTTCCACGCTCAAGCTGGGCGGATTCTTCGGCCGATTCTTCGGGGTCGAACGGCAGATAGTCGACACGTTCGTCGACGGGCAGCGGACGCTTAAGGGCCGGACGGAACTCCTCGAGAGCGTGTCCGGATTCTGCACGTTGGTGATGTCGAAGAACTGGAGAGTCAACGGCGGCGGCCTGAACGGGTTCGCGCGGGCATTGCCGTTCGACAGCGAGCCCGTGCCGCACAAGAACGCGAAACCCTACTACGGGCTGTTTCATGGGAGCGGCGACAACCGTCACGGAATCCTGATCGAAGCCGCGGGGACGTGGCGATTCGACGCGCACATAACCCTTGCTGGCCAGTCCATCTCGCTGCTGTACGGCGAGGCTCCGGCGCAGCTGTGGCTGACGGCGTGGAGGAAGAGCACGCGCACGGTGTACTCGGAACGCCGCTGCGATATCGGCCTGGCGATCAACAACCTGTCGCACACGATTGCACACACGGTCGTGGTGGCACCCGAAGACGCGGGAGACATCGTGGTGTGCGTGAGTTTCGGCCACGGACAAGGGCGTTGGACGGTGCTTGGTGGTGACCGGTGGTCGTCGCTGTCGGTGAACCGTTGGGATCTCCGCACCGACGGCGGAAGCAGCGTGCCCGGAACTGTCCCAGATGGAGGCGACTATGACTAGTGTGACTGCCCGCTTCGTTCTGCCGAACGGGGCCGTCCTGAGTAGCGGCACAATCACGTTCACCCCCACAGGACTCCGCCGCGCCGGCGCCGACAAGATCCTCACACCCGAACCTGTCGAGGTTGACGTCGCGGCTGGCGGAGTCGCCACGTCGCCGGATCTGTTCTCTGGTGGCTACACCGTCAAGATCGAGGCCGCGTGGTTCGTCGAGGTGTACCCGATCGTTGTGCCGGACACGGGGCCTGTCGACCTGATGGATCTGATCCAGCAGTTCGTCGAACTCCCCGAGCCGCTGGTGTCGGAGGCGTGGGAGGCGGCCAACGCAGCCCGGCAGGCACGCAACGAAGTCGATGCGTTCATCGGGCACATCACCGACCAGTTGATGCCGCAGATGGGCGACTACCAGAATCGGGCCGAGCAGGCTGCGATCGAGGCCGCGATCTCGGCGGCCGAGGCGTCGCAGAAGGTCGCGGAAGGGTTGGCGGGCAAGGCCGACAAGATGCACGCCCACGACAACAAGGCCGACCTCGGGACAGACGGCAAACTCGTCCTGGACCAGCTGCCTCACGCCGCCATGACCGAATTTCTCGGTGAATGCTCAACGCAGTCGAGGATGCTGACCGACCTCAACGCCGGCCAGAAGGGCGACTGGTGCATCCGTACCGACCTCAACACCGTGTGGGTGCTGATCGGCGACGACCAGACCCAGTTGTCCTCGTGGCGTGAGTGGATGTACCCGGCGTCCCCGGTGCGGACCGTGTTCGGCCGCACCGGGGACGTGACCGCGACCAAGGCGGATGTCGGCCTCGGGAACGTCGACAACACGAAGGACGTCGACAAGCCGGTCAGCACGGCGCAGCAAGCGGCGTTGACGGCGCAGCGTGACGCGATCAACCTCGAGCTGCTCGGCAAGGCCGCCAAGCGCGTGTACCGCGGCAACTGGGTGGCGTCGACGTCGTATGCGATCGGTGACGTGGTGACCGCGAACTACGCCCACTGGGAATGCAAGACCGCGCACTCGGCCGGTACGTCGTTCTCGCAGACGAATTGGCTCCCGATGGGCCTCGCAGCGATCGGGGCCACCACAGATCCCGGTATCGCCGGGTGGCTGTGGGTCAAGACGGGGGCCTGACATGGCGATCGAGTTCATCGGGACCAACTCGGCGAGCGTGTCTGGAACGGCCATCCGCCCGACCGTGCCCTATCCACCCGGAACCCAGAAGGGCGACGTGATCGTCACCGTCGCCCGCTCCTGGAACTCCGAGCTCTACGACGCGTGGGGCGCGGATATCCGGCTGGTGAACAGCTCACGCGGCGGCGGCAACAACCTCTACATCCTGACCGAGACCGCTACCGGCCCCAACGGGTCGGTGATGGTCGAGTTCAACGCCGGCGGCAACCATCACGTCACGATCCTCGTGTTCCGGGGCGTCGATCCCGACAACCCGACCCACGCCGGAATGACCGCCTACGACAGCACCGGCACCGTTCACGCGACGCCGGGGCTGACCACGAGCATCCCCGACACGGTGCTCGTGCGGGCCGTCGCGACGGGCCTGTCCGGGTCGAGCAACTCGTGCAGCTGGGCGGCCCCCGCGACCGAGCGCAGCGACACCCGCTCGAGTGCGGGCTACAGCTACATCTCGGTCGCCACCGAACCGCGACCGACACCTGGTGCGGCAGGCACGGTGAACGCCACCTACACCGCGACGGCGTACGGGATCATGGCCACGATCGCGCTGCGGCCGCTCACGGTCCAACGACGGATGCACCTGGGCGCGAACGCGGTCCCGGTCATGCTGGGCGGCACCGAGGTCGAGATCGCCCCGTCGGTGCCGGCGTCCGCTCCGTCCGGCGGCAGTGGTGGCGCGCTGACGGACCGAACAGCGGAGAGCTTCACCGCGGTTGGGTGGGTGTCGAACTATCACGTGTGGGCGGCACATCTGAACACATCGAAGCCGATCGGCCTACTGGTGTACCTGCACACGAACTCCGGCCCCGAGTACGACGACCCGAACTCGGCGGACATCCTTGGTGGTCCGAATGGGATCGTCGCCCGCGCGAAGGCCAAGAACATGCTCGTCATCTGCCCGCGCGCGCCAGCGAGTGCAACATGGCCGTACTCGGTCTACGAAACCGCCCACGCTGGCTGGCTCGCCGGACTGATCGCGCACCTGCGCGGCCAGTACAACATCGATGCGCACCGGACGTGGTTCGTCGCGGTCCAGGGTGGATCGCAGTTCCTCACCCGCACCTACCTGCCGACGAACAACGCCAGCACCACCGGCGGTGGTGCCATCGTGTTCCGCGGCGGTGGCGAGAACGCGACCGAACTGACGCCGTTCAGCGAGCAGCTCCTGTCCCGGTTCTCCATGCACTGGCTGACCGGGCTCGCGGACACTAGCGGGGTTGGCGGCGGGCAGAATGCGATCGAGGCCGCCCTCGAAGGCGAGCCCTGGTACCGCGAGCAGGGATTCGTCACGACCATCCAGACCCCGCCAGGCGCGGTCGACTGGACCGGCACCTACGGCGCGCGTGTCGGTGCCGTCCTGGATGCGTACCTCCCCGAATAGCGAACACCCCCATGCACCCCGAGATCTCGGGGTGCATGGGGGTGTTTTCGTCGTTTTCGGAGCAGCGCGCTCCAGCGGCGCGTCGGAGCGGCCCTACCGCTTCCCATCCTGGAGGTCGGTCCGCGCACCGCGGCCCGGCCGATTCGCTTCCCACTCGTCGATCGTCTGCTCGGACCACCCGCCGACTGTCCCGCGTGGGAGGCTCCCGTCGTCGTTGACGGGTCCGACGGTGACGTCGGGCGGCGGCAGCTTGTACCCGCTCAAGGTGTGATCCTTCGCTCCGATCCGCTGCGCGAACTGCCGCTTGGATAGGTAGCGGACCGTCTTACGCGCGGCCACGTCGACGCCTCGCGTTGTTCACGGCCCAGGCGGTGACGCCCGCCCAGGCTGCCCACACGGCGAGCAGTGGCGGGCTGTACGCGACGGCGGTGCACACGCCGAGGATGACGGCTGCGGCCGCGCTGGCCTGGACACCGCGGTCTGTGATGTAGCGGTTCATCTGCTTCCTTCCCGAGGAATCGGATGGGATGATGTGGGCGGGACCGGCCCGGTACCTTCGGGCCGGTCCCCTTCACTTACTCCTCGTCATCCCTGTCGTCTTTGTTGAATCCCTGCCAGACCTGGACGGCCTGGAGGATGACTCCAAGAGCGGCGAGAACAAGTGCCACATCGGTTTTCATCCGATTCCTCTCTGTAATTGTCGGCCGGGCCTCCCGGCCTGACATGACTTACTATACCGTTCCGAACGGAGAAGTGCAACCGTTCCGGACGGATAAGTTGAGGGAACTTTCGAGACCCTGGAACCGCACGGTCGGCCGCGCCGTCCTACGGGTATGGACGAATCGACCTGGCACCTCGCGCTGTGGCAGCTCGAGATGGACGAGCATTTCATCGAGCAGGGCCTCGAGCCGCCGTGAAACGACGAACGCCCCAGCTCAAGACTGGGGCGTTCGATGCGGGATCCGGCCAGCTTCCCTCTGGCCGCCCCCGCGTCGAGGAATCTACGCGCGGGGTACGACAGTCAGCCGCGCGTCGCGTTGACGACGCACGTGTCGACGGCCTGCACACGCTCGTCTGACGGCTGGATCTGGAGGGTGTCCGAGGTCTTAGTCCACTCGGTCGACGACCGTGCCCCGCCAGTCGACGACGTCGGCAGCATTCCCTTGATCACCCACACGTCGGAACGGTTCTCGAACTTCCCGTCGGGCCGGACCGTAGACGCGCCGTAGAACACGAGGTCGCCGTCGACGATCATCTGCGCGTTCTGCAGCGTGAGCGACTTGTCCTGCAGCCCGTTTGCGACGGCGATGGTGTACTGCTCCTCCGCTGCGGCGCACCGCGGGTCGGACGCGGCCACTGCAGCCGCGGCCTTGGTGGTGGACGCGGCCGCCGTCGTCGTGGCCGATGTAGTGCTGGTGGGTGCGGCATCGGTGTCGTCGTCCGTGCTCGAGCACGCCCCGAGCGCGAGCACAGAAGCGACGACAGCGACCGCAGTGAGTGTCCGTTTCATGCCCGGGATTCAACCAGACCGGGCGGTACCCGCTCGAGCTAACCGCTGACCGCGACGAGCGCCGCCGCGCCGCCTGGGACCCCTGCTGCGTCACGGAGTGCGTCGCGACCACCCGGGCCGACGATGCGATTGACCGCGTCCTTGGACAGACCGACGCGGCGGGCGATTGCGCGCTGCGACATCCGCGTCGTCGCGAGCAGATGTCGCGCCAGCTGCAACTTCTCCTCGCGCGACTCTGGCGCCGCATCGATGGCGGTCGCGTCGACGTCGAAGAGGGCGGCATCCGGTGCGCCATCCGGTGTCGCGGTGTGTCGCGCCTGGTCAGCAGCATCGTGCGACGGCGCGCGCTCGGGCGCGACAACCAGTGTGAGTGCGGGCGTGTCCGTGTCGCCGCCATCTATGAGCGCCGCGTCATCGTCCGTCGCATCCGCGACGGCGGCGTCCTGCGTCGTGTCTGTATCCGCGACAGTGCCGTCGGTAGTCGTCGCAGCCGCGTCGCGGCGCAACTGGACCGCGAGGTGTGGCGCGACGAGGAGGCAGAGCGGCGAGACGGCCGCGACGAGCGCGCCGGCCCAGCCCGGCAGCGGCCCAGGAGGGAGGAGATGCGCGCCGGCGCCCGCGACCACCGAGACGGCCGTCGCAGCACCGAGCATCCACCGGGCGTATCCAGCGCCGTCGCGGAGTCGCACTGCGGCACGCGTCGCGACGACCGCCAGGCCGTCGACGGCGAGCGGCCACAACCGCGCCGCGTCGCCGAACCCAGCTCGGCCGGCCAGATCCGCGAGCTGCGTGTAAGACAGCACGAACGCGACGACAGCGATCGCGTAGACGAGGCACTCGTCGAATGAGGCGCGTTTCATCGGGAGGCTCCTTCGGTCAGGCTGGCGGCGAGCGCGCGTACGTCGGCCTCGAGCGCCCACAGAGAGTGGGCGTAGGCGAGGGAGAGCGGCTGTGAGGGGTCGTGCGTCTCGGCGCAGGTACGCGCGACGGACGCGTCGAGGATGCGGTCGAGCTGATCGGCGATCGTCATGCCGCCACCGCCTGACGGCACGAGCAGCGGCGGATCGGGCGGCCGTCGACCGGGTCCTCGATCCAACCCTCGACACAGTCGCCGCACGCCGGTCGCGGCGCAGCAGCGCGGCGGGGGAGCGGCAGCGCAGACCACGCGCCGATCCACCCCTGCGCGTAGCGCGTCGGGTTGTGCGGCTGGTGCGCCGACACTGCTGCGTCGACGAGGGCTGCGACGCCGTGGGTCTCGAGCAGGCCCGCGATCTCGTCGCCCTGCTCGCGCTTCAGCGCGTCCCAGCGGGCCGGGAGTCCCTTCTCGCGGCACGCGGCGGCCAGGGCGTCGAGCTTGCCCTCTGCGTGGGAGGACACCACCACCCCCGTTCGCCGCGGTGCTCGTTGTGTCGGCGTCGCTGCGGCCTTGCTGGTGGGGTAGTTGGTCTCAGTCCTTCGTGACTCAGTTCTTTGTGTAGCACCGGACTCGTCGACGTCGGTCCGTCCGGTAGACGATTTCTCAGGCCCCGGATCCGCCGGCTCCTCGTAGATCGTCTGAATCGTGTGCCAGCGACCGCGCTCGTCCTGGACCTTCTCACGGACGAGGTAGCCGAGCCGCTCGAGCTCGCGCATCGCGGTGCGGATCGCGTCGCGGCCCTCGGTCGGGGACTGTGCGGCGATCGACTCGGAACGGGTGCGCCAGTCGGCCGGCTTGCTCAGCAGCCACATGAGAACGCCGCGGGCCCGGAAGGACAGCCGGGCGTCGTTGAGGACCGCGTTCGACAGGATGGTGAAGTTGTCAGCGAGGCGCGGGCCGCGCTGAATTCCACCCGCGGCATGGGTATGCTCGGGCATGGTTCGACTCCTTGTCAGTCGGACTCTGGCCCGTCGCGAGTTCGCCCTCGCGGCGGGCATTTTCTGTTGTGTCAGGGCGATCTATCGCGTGCTGATCACGCGATGGACCTCCACGGGTCGAGGGTCTCGACGGCCGCGCGCCGGCGCCCGTCCGGAACCTTCGTGTAGATCTGCGTCGTCGACAGCGACGCGTGGCGCAGGAGCTCCTGCACGACGCGTAGGTCGGCGCCGTCGTCGAGAAGGGTCGTCCCGTACCAGTGCCGGAGGCCGTGCGCCGTGCGCTGGAGTCCGACGCGGCGCATCGCCTTGCCGACGATCTGGCTGACGCTCTTCGAGTGGATGTGCTCGCCGGGCCGCCTCGCGTTCGCGGGGAACCACCAGCCGCGCGGAGGCATTGTCTTGGCGGTCGCCGCGACGATCCGATGCAGTGGCAGTGACTTGACCTTTCCGCCCTTGCCGTTGACCGTCACGATCTCGCGTTCGACGTCGATGTCCTCGCCCCGAAACTTCGCGATCTCATGCACGCGAAGGCCTTCCAGAGCCCCGAGGAGGATCATCACGCGGGTGCGGTGGTGCATGTTGCTCGAGAGCAGCCGCATGAGCTCGGAGTCGGCGACGGCCCGGGGGATCCGGTCGGGTTGCTTCGGTGAACCGACCTTCAGCATCGGGTTGTCCGCGCGGTACTCCTGAACCTGCAGCCACTTGAACCAGGCCACGAGGTAGGAGTGGTAGGTGCAGTGCGTCGACTGCGACCAGTCGGCCGCGTGCGAGGTGTACCACCGGACGATGTGCAGCGGAGTCGCGTGCGCCGGGTCGATGCCGGCCTCGGCCTCGAAGATCCGCAGGACGCGAATCCGTTCGGACACAGTCACGTCGGAGAGTCGTGCGGCGTACTGCCACACCTCCCATTCGTCGATTAGGGGGCTCAT